AAGTGGCGGCGCGGACCGGCTTCGACGGCGACCTCGAGGAGCTCAGCGAGCTCTGGACCTCCGCCTTCCGGGTGAACGAAGCGGTCCTCGGGGCGCTCGCCGAGACGGGTCTGCCGCTCGCGATCTTCTCGAACAACGGCCCGCTCTTCGCCGACTTCTTCGACGCCCGCTTCCCCGAGGCGGCGCAGCGGTTCCGCCACCGGTACTTCGCCTGCCGCCTCAGGGTCCGCAAGCCCGAGGACGAGGCGTTCGCGAGCGTGGAGCGCGCCCTCCGCCCGGCCTTCGACGCGGAGCCGCGCGACCTGCTCTTCATCGACGACAACCGCGAGAACACCGCCCGCGCGGCGGCGCGCGGCTGGCAGGTCCACACCTTCGTCACGGTGGAGGCGCTCCGAGCGATCCTTGCCGCCGGCACCTGACTCCATGCGCTACACTCGTCTGCGTCCGTTCACGCGGACCGTGCGGGTGTAGCTCAATGGTAGAGTCTCAGTCTTCCAAGACTCACCTTTTACACCAGCATCACGGCGGATGATCGCCCCAGCATACCGGCTGGTGGAGCCCGCCGAAACCCTTCCCTAGCAAGCAAAACGGGCGATGGCACATGCCATCGCCCGTGAGCGTGCCCAGGTTATTCCGGGCTAGACCTGCCCTCGCTCCATCTCGTTGGCCCGGTCCCGAAGGAAATCGACCAGGGCGATCCGGCCGTGAGGCCACCCCATGATCCGCTCCATATACCTGACCTCGGCCTCGATCTTGTCCGCTCGGGTGCGGAGTCGCCCTGCGAAGTAGGGGGCGAAGATGTCGGGAGCGGTGGCGGTCATAGCGTTCCCTCCAGGTAATCGCGGAGGCGCCCAACGCCCTCCTCAGCTCGCTTGGTTGCAACGTTGCGGGGGTATCCGAGTCGCTTGGTGATGTCGCGCCAGCGCCATCCGAGCACGTGTCGGGTGTAGACGATCTGTTGTTCGGCTCGTGTGAGGCCGGCGTTGTTCCATGCGGTGTGGATGTCGGCGATGCAGGCCCACAGGGTGTTCGAGCATGAGGAGTCGGCTTCGCCTCGGGGCATGTCGGGGTCGGGCTTCAGTGGGTTGGTGACCCCGTAGGCGTATTCGTGGTCGAAGGCGTGCGGGAGGAGCCTTTGGATCGTGTCGCGGTCGTACATTATTCACCTGTCTGGGAAACAAAAAAGGGAGGGGCGGCCGGGCGTTTGCCCGCCGCCCCTTATGCAGTTGTTGTTCTGTTGTGCGATGCAGTTGTGTGTATTCAGTTGTTATGCAGTTGTGTGGATTGAGTTGTTATTCGGTTGTGGGTTCGCCGCCTGGGTCGGCGGAGGCTTCGGTGAGGATCTGGGTCCGGTAGGCGTCGAGTTCGGAGAGGCTGACGTGGCATCCCCACTTGCTCAGCCAGGACTTGATGAACCGGGTTGTGGTCTCTTCGTGAAGCAGGTGGGCGAGGATCGCCATCTGTCGCGACTGCTCCCAGCGCGGCCATGCTTCTGCGAGTGCGGCCGGGGGTTCGCCGGGGAGAAGGACTTCGATAATCATGCAGGGCTCCTATTGGGTTATGCGGCGAGTTCGTGGATGGCGTCGGCGCCTGCGGTCAAGTACGTCTCGGTTACGTCGCCGATGGTGAGGCGTGCGGGCTGGGCTTGCCGGATCTGCTTGCATACGGTGTCGTTGAGTTCGCGTCCGGCTTTGTCGGGGTCGCCCCAGGTGTGGAGTCTTCCGCAGCCGGAGAGCATTTCGGTATGCCTTGGCTGCCATGCAGTCGCGCCAGGGAGACCAACAGCGGACAGCCCGCATTGGACGAGTACGAGGGCGTCGAGTTCACCTTCGGCGACGTGTCCGTGTGCTCCGATGCGGCGGACTGGCGTCGCCTGGTAGAGCCTGGTGGGCTCGTCGGGAAGGGACATGTACTTGCCGTGGCCGCGTGACTTGCAGTCGTGCTCTCTGAGGCAGCGGAAGCGCATCGAGACGGTGTGGCCGTTCGCGAAGTACGGAATTGCGAGCCAGCCGCGGAACGCTTCGTGGCCGGGCAGTGGGTCATCGACCAGTCCAAGCCGGGCGTTGAACACGGTTCCCTCGCGCAGGCCGCGACCGGCCAAGTACGCCGACGCGGCCTCCGAAAGCGACTTGTAGTAGCGGTTGGTCGCCTCCTGCAGGAGTGCTCGCTGCGAGTCCGAGAGCGGCGACAGCCTCTGCTGCTCCAAGGAAGTCGGTCCCTTCCATGTCCATGACTAGCTCGTACACGTCACCGCCTGCGCCGCAGGAGAAGCAATGCCACACCTGCCGGTCCAAGTCGACCGAGCACGACGGGTGCCGGTCCTCGTGGCTGGGAAGCGGGCAGGTGATCTTCTGGCGCTGGCGAGTAACCGCAAAGCCGTAGTGTTCGAGGACGGCTTCGAGGCGGGGTCGGTCAGGGCGGTTCATGCCACCCTCGCTTCGGCTGCCGCCGCCGGTTCGGCGTTCTCGGGGTCGACGTCGGCGAACGTGTCCTCGTACTCGTTGAGGCCGAAGAAGTCCTCAACGGTCGTGAACACGTAGGCGTCCGACCAGGGGCGTCCTCTGCGCTTGACGATGGTGATGCCGTCGACCGTGCGCGGGTCGGTGTCGCGGTTGCGGCACCAGGCGGCTACTTCGACGTGCATCTGGTCGATCAGCTCGGCGACGCGCAAGTCCCCCGTCTTGGATTTGATGACGGTGGTCCGGCCTCGGTCGCGCACCACGAGATCGCCTTCGGTGACGTAGGGCTGGCGGACGATCAGCTCGGCGTCGCGGCCAGCGAAACGGAGGCCGTTGCACAGCACGCGGGTCCAGGAGCGGCCGGAGGGATTGAAGCGGGCGTCCTCGTCGGCGATGCGGAAGTACTCGCCAACGCTGGTCAGGACGTAGGCGTCGTTCCAGCTTCGGCGGCGCCGCTTGATGACGGCGATGCCCATGACCTGGCTTCGGACGAGTCCGCGGTGGCGGGCGAAGTGACTGGCCTCTTCGAGGGTCTGGTCCACGAAATCGGCGGCGTGGAGAACGCCCGCTTTGGCTTCGATGACGATGCGGTCGACGCGCGCGGAGTGGTCCCATCGGTGGGTGCGGACCATGAGGTCGCCTTCGTCCTCGGAGCCGGTGAGCACGAGCCGTTCGACGTCGAGGCCGGCCGAGCGCAGGCCGTCGCGCAGGGCGTTCTGCCAGTGCGCTCCGGCCCGCTTGTTGCGGGCGGCGGTGCGGGCCAGGACCAGGTTGCTGTTATTCACTTGTGGCTCCCTTGTGTTTGAGGATGACGCGCTCGGGGCTGGTCCAGGACTCACCGGCCCTGCCGTGGTGTTGGAACTGGAAGTAGACGCGCGGGCCGGGTCCGAAGTGCGACACGATGCCCGGCACCATGCGGATGCTGGAGCCGTAGGTACGGACGACAACGATTGAATCGCCGTGTTCGAGGGGTTCGCCGAGGGCGTCGCGTTGCAGCGGCGGTTGTGGCATCAGGGCTCCCTGGTGAAGCTGTCGGCCATGCCCGGCACGACGGGTGAGGAGTAGAAGCGGTTGCGTTCGGGGTCGGCGTAGAGGCTGGCGTGGTTCTCGGCCATCGGGTCGGACTTGCCGTGCCGGTTCTTGATTGCCGCGACGCGGAAGGCGTTGGTGTCCGGCTGCAGCGATACGCTCAGGCTCAACGAGGGCTTTTCGGAGAGCCCGCCTTTGACCTCGGCGCGGGTCGGCGGCGACCAGGGGTCGCGCCGAGACTGGCCTTTGTCGGTGGCGTGGTGCAGGACGAACACGGTGGCGCCGAGCTGCTGGGCGAGTTCGGTGCAGCCCTGCATGGCTTCCATCTGCTCGGCGTACTCGGCGCTGGCACCCTGGATATCCATCAAATTGTCAATGACGATCACCTCGGGATACGCATCCCAGGTCTCCACATAGGCGTCGAGCGTGATCGCCAAGCCCTCCCAGGTGATCGGCGAGTCGTAGGAGAACGTGAGCGGAGCGTCCGCCAAGGTGGCGGCGTACCGTTCGCGGGCTTCGGGATCGGCCTGGACGCTCGCGGCGATGTCTCTGATTGGCTGGCCGGTCGCCATCGCGGCAAGGCGGTAAGCGACGGTGCGGGCCGACATGTCGGCGGCCAGGTACAGGGTTGGCAGGCGCAGAGACCAGATGAGGAACAGTGCGAAACCGGATTTCTGGCTGCCGGAGCGGCCCGCGATCATGATGACCTCGCCTCTCGGAAGGTCGACGCCGAGCGCGTAGAGGGCGCTCAACTGCATGATGCGCGGCAGTGCGGGGGCCGAGGAGGCGCCGACGCTGAAGGACTGGAATGCGGAGAACATGGTGCCGCCTAGAAGGGTGCGGCGGCCATCGCCGCGCTGATCGCGCTTTCGCGCTGCTCGTAGTAGGTGACGAACGCCTGGTATTCGGGGTCGTCGTCGCCGGGGGTCCGCCAGATCCAGTAGCCCTTGGTGGTCTTCTCGCAGCCGGTGAACGGCAGTGCGTCGCCGATGGAGCTGGTGAGGGTGTTGACCAGTGCCTTGGCGGTGACGTTGATGGAGTGCATGATCTGGTCGGGGCGCTGCTCGCGCAGCGCGGCCAGATCGGCGAACACGGTCACGTCGCAGGTGATCTCGTCGCGGAGTCCGGCCTTGCCCTGGTATTCCCATTCCACGTCCCGCTGCAGGGACTTGGGCTCGACCAGTAGCAGGTGCTCGGCGTGGTCGGCGGGTTTGAAGAAGCCGCCGGAGGCCATTTCGGAGGGCTTGCGCAGCGCCATAAGGGTTCTCCTTCGTATGTGGTGTGGTTGTGGCGGTGGGTTTAGACGCGGGCGGGAGCGGCGTTCTCGATCTCGCGGACGCGGGCGGTGAGGGCGCTCATCAGGTCGGGGTTGCTGTCGAACTCGCCCTGGTGCTTGGCCCACAATTCCCGCAGCTTGGGCACGGTCTTTTCGTCCTTGATCGCTTGGTACAGCGGGTGTACGCCGTCGAGCACGGGGGCGTTTGCGGTCTCGACCGGCCTGCGCGCCTTCGTGGTCGCGGGCTTCGTTCCGGTCTCGTTCCGGACGGGGGTCGCGGCGAAGTTCTCGGCGAGTGCCCCGATGGCTCGTTCGCCCTGGGCCAGCTCGGCAACCATTGCACCGACCGCTTGATTCGCCTGCTCCTCGGTGAGGCCGAAGAACAGGGTCATGTCGGCGCCGACTTCATCGACCGTGCCGCGGAAGGACACCATCGTCGCGCCCGCCTGGTCGGCGTTGCCGCCGTAGCGCATCGATACGGTGACCGACCGGCCGGTGTCGCAGTGAGCCATCACGTCCTCCTTTGTGTTCGCGAACCCAACCAGAAACAGTATGTGCGTTCGGGTTTTATAAGAGTTCGGACTTTATAAGAGTTGAGAGTAACGCACGAGGGCCCGTGGTGCAACCGGGGGTCTCCACGGGGGTAAGCAGGTTGCGGCGGCCTCGCAGGGAACGAACGTCGGCCGCAGTGGCGAGGGCGTCCCAGCCGGTTTGGAGGTCGATCCAGTGCAGCGTGCAGGTTCCGGAACCGGCGGGCAGGTGGATGACCAGGCCGCGGCGGGGGTTGATCTCTGGCGTCGGCAGGTATGCCTCGGCCGCTTCGGCTTCGGTGAACTCGCGTTGGCGCCAGGCGGCGATCTCGGCCTCGGACGGGTTCTCGGGGAGCCACCGCAGCGGGTCGTATCGACGGGCACGGGAGTAGGCGGCCATCTGCATCGCGATCTTGAGGGCGGCCAGGTCGATCGAACCGGTCTTGAGATCGGCGACAACCCATCCGGCCGGGCCTTCGCCTGGATAGCACAGTTCTGTCCACACGAGGCGGTCAGCGGTACCGGCGATGCCGTACTCGTTGAGCACCAAGGGCGTCTCGATGTGGGCCGTGAAAAGCTCCTGGGTCGCCTCGGTGTAGGCGGCTAGGTCGGCGGCGTCCTCATCGGAGTGCGGGGGCAGTTCCTCGCCCCGGTCGCGGTACTCGGACAAGGCGTGCAGCCAGGTTCCGCGCTTCTGGGAGTCCTCGCCGCCGGCCGCGATGAACGCCAGGAAAGCCAGCCGGTTCAGCTCCTTCTTGCCCTCGGGCGTGGACGGATCGCACCTGGCGGCGGCGCGGATCAGCCACGCCTGCATCGCGGCCCCGACCAAGGTGAGCCGTTGCTTCCACTTGGTCAAGTTCGAGGTCTCATCTAGCGTCCCGGCGAACGTTGTCACTCTGGTGTAGGCAGTGGGCTTGCCTCCCGCAGCGGGGATCACGAGCGGTTGTTTGCGGCCAGTGCGCGGCCAGGCCGTGTCCTCAGGGGGTGCAGACGCAGACGCGCGCATTCGGGAAGGAGAGATCAATGGCATGAGTCCGCACGCTTTCTTTGACGGGTCGGGAGTTGACGGCACTGACGAGGTAGACGATGACGGTGTTGCCGCGCTCTTCGGGCGGCAGGCCATCGCAGCTCTCGTCTACGAACAGCCCTAGGGCCTCCGCTTCGGCGAGCGCGCGGGCGTAGTCGTCATCCTCGGATTCGAGCGGGAGGAGCAGGTACGGCGATCCGGTCTTCGGGCAGCTCCGGACATAATTCGAGGGGCTGGGAGCGTTCACGGCGTTCGCCATGAAGGGCCTCCAAGGTTAAGTGGGGCGGAGGTTTCAACACCGATGTCGCGCCGGATCGAACCAGTGTTGCAGTTGTCACCGACAGTTTCCCCCAGTGACGAGTGGTACACGCATTGACCGTAGGGGAAGTTGCAGGTTCTCGCAGTCCTAATCACAAACGGTGACATCGGCCCATTGGCGACGAAGATTCGACAACGTTCGACCAGTTCGCAACGTTGTAAAGGAGTGCGGGGCGAACACGAAAAAGGTCCCCCCTGTCGGTACATAACCGACAGAGGGGACTACACAGTGTTGCGAGACTTGCGTCACAAAATGCGGATGGGCCCCGTCTCGCCGGGGCGGCGCGGCAGGCGAAGCCACCCTTTGGTGGCGGTCAGCTTCCCGTCTGGGTCGTACTCCCCTTCGGGGTCCCAGGCTGAGACCGTGTTGTCTCGATCGAGTTCCGCACGCCAGTTCCGGTAGCGGTCCAACTCGTCCTCGTTGATCTTCAGGCCCGCGCATATTCGTGCGTGGTTCTTCCACCGCCGAGCTTCGGGATCGTTGCGCCGCCGCACCGGCACGCCCGCCTGGTCGAGGGCGACCGGTGCCGCCTTCTGTGAATCCACGTTGTTGCGCTTAGCGAAGTCATAGACGTTTTGAACCGAAAGCACTATCCCGTGCTCTTCGAGGTACCAGGTGGCGATCTCGGGGTAGGTTAGCCCGCTTCTGATCTTCGCCAGCACCGCGGGTTTGTGTTCCGCCTGGATCTTGGGTCTGTTGCTCATCGATATTCCTGACAGTTCAGCACGTTGCCAGTCATGAACGGCCGTGCTTCACGCCCACCACGGGCCGCACAGCCGCTACGAGAGGTAGAGGGTTCAGCGAGGATGACGCCAAAAGCTCGATCTTTTCCACGCTTCACTCTGACATTAGCGAACCTGTCAAGTCACACCAGTACCGGCAGAACCGGTGATCTCATCGCGCGACGGCCGGTACCCGCTCCGCGGGGTTCGCTGCGGCCAGCGTACCCGGCCCTGCGCTCAGCACCGCGCCGACCAGTCCAAACACGACTCCAGCGGTGCTGTCGGACATGACGCCGAAGGTCGTTAGTGCAGGCAGCGCCACGGCAGACAATCGGTACAGATAGGTGCGGACACGCTGCCTCTGGAGCTGCTTTGTCAAATACTTGACAAACTTCATTTAGGCCCCCAGCAGAGCAGCCCACGACCAACGGCCAAGCTCGCCGTCGCCCTGGCCGTTAGCGTTCACCGAATTCTTGACCTTGTTGTCGGCCTGGAAGCGCTTAAGCGCGCTAACCGAGCCCGGACCCCATGAACCGTCCGGCTCGCCCTTGCCGTTGAAGGTATTAGCCGGGGCATAACCCTGAGAAGCGAGAAGCGCCTGGGCGTGCTTCTTGGCCCAACCCGGCGCGGTGTTGTCCTTGATAGTCGGAAGGTTCTTGATGATCTTCTCCGTCCAAGAGCTGTTATCAGAGGAAGGGGTTGAGGGCTTAGCGGGCTGCTTGCCCTCGAAGAACCGGCGGAAGGGCGAGACCTTCTCTCGGCCCTCCGAATCGCGGTAGTAGCTGAGGTGCAGGTGCCACTCGTGGGAGTCGCCGTCCTCGCGCTGCTCGACCTCGCCGTCAGCGAAGTCCCAGCGGTAGGCGCGGCCGTCCTTGTGCGGGCCGATGATCTCGCGGACATCCGGGAGTCGACCGGCTCGCGCCTCGGCGACCAGGAATGCGGTCAGCTCGACCAGTCGCTTGAAGTTGCCGATGTCGAGGGCGGCGGCCCCATTGCTCAGGCCGCGCTTGTCTCGGGAGAGCGAGGCGGAGTAGTCGCCGCTCGTGAGGCGGTCCTTGCCGAGGTGGTAGCCGTAGCGGTGGTTCTTGTCGCCGACGATGCCGACCGCGCCTTCAGAAAGGCCGGTCTGGTCGAGGACGTATTCGCGCGCGTCGAGCAGGGTCTGCGGCGCATAGGACATGCAGGTCTCCGTATTCGGTTGTTCGGTTCAGTTGTGGGGCAATGCGGTTCAGTTCGACCGGTGGACCGTCGTCTCCACCCGGGTCACGCGCTCGCCGAGTTGGACTCGTTCAAGGCGCTCGGCCGACAGGTCGCTGCGCAGGCCGATGACTTCGGTCGTAGTGCGCCGCTGCTGTTCGGCGATCTGGTCCATGCCGCCGATCACCCGGTCCAGGTCATCGCGCAGGTTCGAGCGGTGGTTGTTCGAGACCTGGTAGTTGACCTTCTTGAGCTGGTGCCCTTGGCGGCCGACGAGCGCGACGAGGACGGCCGACAAGCCGGTCACGATCGCGACGAGGACTTCCATCACGCGCCCTCCAGTTCCCGCATCCGCGTCTCCAGGGCATCGACGCGCGCGCTCATGCGCTGCAGCTCCTCGATCGCGGCCACCGCTAGCAGGTCGTAGCGGATCGCATCTGGACGCCCTGTCTCGTCGTAGGTGATGACCTCGGGCAGGTGCTCGGCGACCTCTTCGGCGATCAGCCCGTACTGGTCGGTCGCGGGCTCATCGTTGTCGTCAGTCGGGCGCATGTCGTAGACGACCGGGCGCAGCGCGAGCACCGCGCCGGCCTCGGTCTCGTAGTCTCGAATGTTCTGCTTGTAGCGGGCGCTGGAGACGTTCTTGCAGAAGTTCCGGTTCCCGTCGCACCAGACGGCGTACCAGCCCGATCCGGACGGGGAGTTGCCGTGAACCCGGTTCGACCCGTTGGCACGGCTGACGGTGCCGCCGCTGGTGACGTACTGCGAATGCGAGTGCGACGACGGCGGATAGCTGCTCGGCTTCCCCGAGATCTGCGACCACGGATGCGAATGCGAGGAAGGCGGGAACGTCGAAGGCTCCCCGGTGATCTGCGACCAGGAATGTGTATGCGTGCTCGGCGGGAACGTCGAGGGCCGGTCGGCGACCGAAGACCACGAATGCGTGTGCGCTGCAGCGGGGAAAGCAGTCGGCTTGCCCGTCACCTGCGACCACGAATGCGAATGCGGGGCGGGCTCGAACCCGGCGGGAATCCCGTCGAGGTTGTCCCAAGAGATCCGGGGTACCAGCGAGGACCAGGCCGCCCCGTCCCAGAACTCCCAAGCCTCAGCCTCGGTGTTGAACCCGAGCTGGCTCACGCGGGGCGCAGCCGGGCGGGTGGCATTCGACCAGACCCGCACCCGGTTCCCGACGAACGGCCGGTCGTCAGTGACGGCGCTGGCGGCGATGGTGACGACGTTGGCGGCCACGGTCACCAGCGCGAGGGGGATTTCAAAGATCCCGGTCGGGGTCTGGACGAGTTCGGGCGCACTGGCGGCGGTCGCGTTCGTGGTGACGGCTGGTGCGATGGTGTTGGCTGCCGGGTCGAGCCTGAGGATCACTCGGTCGGTGCGGGTCTGGGCGCGCGCGGCCGGGATGGTGAGAGCGGTGGTCTCAGTGCTGGTGACCATGTGCCCGCGCACGATCGCTGATCCGGGCGCGACAGTCACCGTCATGCCGGAGGCGTCAGCCGACACGCGAAGTGCGCCGTTGCCCCAAGCACCGATCACACCGGAGTCCTGCAGCTCGGCGAACAGCGCCGTGTACTCGTTCTCGGTGGTGTTCTGCGTTTCGAAGGGGTAAGCGTTCCAGGCCAAGCGATCTCCTCGTCGGGATGCGGGCACGACGAAGGGCCGCGCGAGGTGCGCGGCCCATACGGGTGCGAGTGGGGTCAGCGGCGAGGACTGTAGGTCATGCCGCCGACTTGGAAGGTGAGGCTCGTATTGGCGCGGCCGGCCACGAAGATCTCGCCGAACCTCGTAATCGAGACCAGCTTGGTTTCGGCGTCGCTCACGTTCCACGTCAACGTGCTGTCGGGTCGGGCGCCGTAGCCGACGTATCCGGCGAAGGAGTCGACCACGTTCGAGGACGAGGCGTTGACGATGCCGCGCACGATGGTGCCCGCGAACTGGACCCGGGGCCCGGCGACAAATTGGAACGTCGCGGTCCCTGAGACCACGGCGGCCTGCTCCTGGGGGTAGTAGGTGGAGCGTGTACCGGTCTGGCGCATTCCCATCCACCCGAAGTGCCCGGTGGGCGCGGTGGGCGACTGCGCGATGGCGGGCGTCCATACCGGCAGCGTCCCGGCCTGGGAGTCCTGGTTCTCGATCTGGAGCTTGACGGTACGGGCGGCGGTCGTGTTGTAGACGAGCTGGAGCCACAGGTCGGTTCCGCCGGTCGCGGCATTGGGAGCCAGCAACGCCTGGAAGGGCCCGGACCTGCTGCCCAAGCGGGTCGGGTCGGTCCCGCCGGACCCGGTCGTGGTGCTCAGGACTGGGGCGGTCTGCGCCATGTCTTCGAGTTCCAGCGTCGCGTCCGCGCGGACGCGCAGCCGGGCGTTCACGTCAGTGCCGATCCGCACTTTCACGATGGCGTCGGCGAAGCTCGCCGTGGTCGCGTCTGCTGGGAACGAGGCGATCTTGAGGAACCGTTCGTCGCGGGCAATGGTCACGGTCTGGTCGAGCGTGTACCGCTCGACGCGTCCGGTGATCCGCTCCAGCTCCGACATGCGCCGGTCGGCGATCGTGGCATTGCGGGAGTACCAAGCGTCGGAGCTGAGTTTCGTCGGATCGCCCAGATGCGCGCCGAGCCGCACCCCATCGGCGGCGGCTTTGAGCGTGTATCCGGCCACGGGCGTGGCGAGTTCGGCACCGAGCAGGTCCACGGCGACAAGAGACCCCAAGGGATAGTCGATCCCTGCGGCCATGTCATCCATCGGTACCGCCTGCGCGTCGACGCTCGTGGCCGCGCCGTCGGCGAGTGCCGTCAAGCCCTTCTGTTCGGCTTCGGGGGCGGTCGCGCCGCCGTCGATATAGGTCTCGATTCGCCTGCCCCACAACACTTCGGATGCGAGGCCGGTCGTCGTGGTGGGCGCGGCATGGATGACTTCGGCGCCGTCGACTTCGCCGCCTGCGATCGGTCGGGTTACGGTCGGGGCGGACACGGCGATGCGCGCCCCCGAGAGCTGGTTTCCGCGAAGCGACCAGCGTTGCTCCAGACGAAGGTCTTCGGGCTCGTAGGTCTCGAACACGAGCTGTGTGCCTCGCTGGATGATCCGGAAGCCGAGTCCGGCGAGCGTGCCGAGCTTCGCCAAGATCTCGCCCACGGTCTCGAACCTTGCCCGCCAGGTCACTTCGGGGCCACGGCCGGCGTTGGCGCCCATCACTAGACCGGGCACTCGCCGTTCAGCGCGCGCTCCCGGCCCGAGGTTCGCGTTCACGAACTCGTGCATGACCGTCTCGGCCTTACCCCTGCGGGTGTCGAAGTTCTTTGTCTGAGCCAGGATCGGACTGGTCGGGTCGGGCCAGGCTCGGCGGTCTGAGAGGGCAACGGCGTCCGAGACGCCTTCCACGATGACCATGCCGCGCGGATCGGTGGTGGTCGCTTGGTAGTCAATCGCGGTCATCGGTCCCGAGAGGAGCGGACCATGCGGTCCGGTGACGATGATTCCCGAGCCCGGTCGCTCCAGCGCCGGAGTGATCGCCGCTTCGATCGGGATGCGAACTTCCCACACGCCCAGACCCAGATGCACGTCACTGATCTGCCATTCGGCCTCACCAGGGAGCGCGCCGAGCCGGGCCAGCGCTTTGTCGCGGACTTCGACCAGGAGGTTGTCGTACCGGGCGGTCCCGGTGACCAGCGGCGGCGTCGTGGTCACTTGGGAGTCGAGTGAGACGGCGGCGAGGTCGTGCGTCCACAGTCGAAGCATGGTCGCTCCGGCGTTGCGGGCCCGGATGCCGACAGTTCCGGGACCAATCCCCGAACGGCTGCCGGTGAGCTGCCAGGCAGTGGGCTCGTCGGTTCCGGTGGGCCAGGCTTTCATCGCGAGGTCAGACCCCTTGACGCGGAACCGGACCTCCCATCGTTTCCCCTGGGTGGTCCAGTTGCCAATGTCGAGTACGGGCGTGATGGAGGTCCAGGTGCCTGCGGTGTAGCCACCGAGCCGGACTTGCACGGGCCCGGTCCTGCCGGCGAGCAGCATTCCTTCTAGGTCGGCGTAAACGCCTGCGTTGGTGGACTGGCGGATGCACAGGTTGGCTTCCTCGGTCGTGGCGGTGTTGCCTTGAAGCTCGAATGAGGCGGTGACCTCCACATCACCGAACGCCTCACCGCTGAGGGTTTGGATGTAGTTGCCGGTGCCGGACGCCGCGCTGATGAGGCCGCGAGTCCCGTCGGCGGAGTAGGCGCCATCCGCGGCTGAGATCGCCACCGGGGCCCAAACGTGTCCGGTGTCGGCCGTCCCGAGCCCGCCGGTCACGGTGCGGGTGAACGTGTCGCGGATCAAGCTCATTTACACCACCGCCCATCGGCGCGGCCACCATCGGCAGACCACGCTCGTTCCCGTATCGATCGCATTGCCGCCCAAAAGGACGCGGTTGCTGCCAGGGGCGAGGGGGAAGAACCGGGGGCCCGCGGCGAGTTGCCCGTAGCGGTTCGCGCCGGTCCCGTCGACCACGGTTCGCGCGAACGGGTCGACGGTCAGGGTTTGCCCGGCGGCGAGCGTCCCGCCCCACTCAAACCAGGCGGTATCCGAGGCGACGACAGTAAGCGTATTGAGGGGTCCGGTGATCTCCCAGACCGGCCATGTGGGCGCGTCACCGTCGACCGCCGCGGTGACCTCGGCTTGCAATTGGGAGGGGGCGACGCGCAGTTTAGTAAGGGAGTTGCCGTCGAGCAGGCCGCGCGAGAGGTCGATACTCGCGGCGACGTGGTTCGCCTTGCTGTACTTCCACAGCGGATCTCCGGCCCGGAGCGTGACAATGATCTTGAGGTAGTCGTCGCCGTTGGTGTCGCGGCCGGTGGTGTACCCGGAGTCGCCGGTGAAGGCGGCCCGGACGCTCCAGTACTCCCCCGTCTCCAGCACCCACCTCACGTCGCAGGGCTCGGCGAGCATCATGTAGAGGCGCGACATCCACGATTCGAGCCCGGCCCGGTCGGGAGCCCAGATCTGAATCGGGATGTCGATGTCCCTGGAGAGGACGCGGCGGCCCCGGTAGAGCGCGCCGTCCCCGGCGCCTTCGATCCACTGCGTGGCGACGGGGGGCATTCCGAGCCCGGCGACGCCGGGGCCGGCCTCCAGGCCGACCCCGTTCACGTCGATCATGTTGAGCGGCAGATAGTCGCTCGCGTTCGCGAGTGCCAAGTGCGGCACGGCATCACCATCCCAATCTGAGAGCCCTGTTGGTTGCGGTGAACAGCGCCTCGTCCTCGGACAGGCTCTGATTTGGTGCCGCGTAATAGTTCAGGACCCGCGAGGCCGCCGCGTTGTCGTCGGCACCGTCGCTGATAGCGGTGTCGAATGCGGCCGAAGCCCTGACCGATACGTCGCCGGTCGGGGTTGCGAACTGCATCGCGCCGATCTCATTCGAGAACGCGCGAAGGGACGCGCGGACAGACGCGTATTGCGATTCGAGACCGATGAGGAACCCGCCGATCACCAATCGACCGGCCTGATACAGTAGGATCTTGTCTCGTTCGGCCGGGCCTTTCCAGTCCCCGAGCTGATCGGTCAGGTTCCCAAGGGTGTCCTTCACCGATTCAAAACTGGAGGCGATACCGGCGATGAACCCTTCGATCAAGTCCTTTCCAGCTTGCTTCAGTTTTGCTGAAAGATCGCCGAGGCCGTCTTTGGCTTTCTGCGGGAGCTCTTTGACCTTGTTGACGGCCGAAGTCACCAGCTCTTGGAACTGCTCCGAGGTGCGGTTCTTCAGATCGGTCAGCTTCGCCTTGATCGCGGGCCAGATCGCTTGCGCCAATTCGGTGACACGCGACTTCAGCGACTCCCATTTCTGGACCGCTTGGGCGCGCAGTTCCTCGATCTTGAGAACCGCCTTGGTCCGCAGCTCAAGGAACTTATTCACCATCTTGATAGCCCACCCGCCAGCCCATGCGACCAGCTTCCAGAATAGATCTGAAATCCATCCGCCGATTTTCGACGCGAATTCCGAGATATATCCCTTGCCTTTCGATGCGAATTCTCCGATGAATTTCAGGCCCTTAGTGATACCGCCCAAAATGACATCAGTCAGCAGAATCCACGCCAATTGCAGAATGCCGACGATCAGATTCCAAATGCCCTCGAATACGAGCTTGATCCCGTCCCAGGCCATTTGCCAATCGCCAGTGAAGACGCCGACGATAAATTGAATTAGCCCGGCTGCGACCTGGAGGACGCCACCGACAATGTTAATCACGGCGGTAAATGCCTCAAGCACCACGCCGAGCAGAATCGCACCGACGATTTCCAGGGCCGGAATAAGGATCGGCAAGAGTAGTTCGACCAACGACAAAATCGCTGACACCAGTGGCACTACGCACTCATTCAGGAATTGAATGAACAATTCCAGAAATGGAGGCAGGAATTCGTTGACGAGTGGCACGATGACCTCGCTCGCCAATTTTCCAAGGATATCAAATAGCGGGAGGACGGCCGAGGCTACGGCGAGCCAGGCCCCCATCAGTTGCGGCAAGTACTCCACGGCCAGTGGCATGATCGCGCCGGTCAGGAGGGTCGAGATGATCGCGACCAGCGGCGTCACCGCGCTCACGGCGAATGCCGTGAACTCCTCGATCGGCAGCGCAGCGAGCAGGGTCGAGAAGGCGTCGGCCGCAAGGAGAATCAGCGGGGAGACGAGCTGCCAGACCGAGAGGAAGCCCTCTGCGAGGACGCTGACCAGCGCCCCGAGGCTGGGCGCGAGGATCGCCGCGGCCTCGCCCACGGTCGACAAGACGGGGCCGAGAATGCGGCCCGCTTCCGTTGCGGCGGTACCCAGGAGCGCGAAGACGGCGCCGACGCCGGGGCCGAGCGCGTCGGTGGCTTGCATGAGCCAGAACGCGCCGTTGGCGACGCCGATGAAGAACGCTTCAAGCCCGCCCTGGACAGCCGGGGAGGCGAGTACTTCGGCAAGGCCCCCGACGATCCCGCCGATGGCCTGACCGATCAGAGGGAACGTCGCGCTCGCGGTCGCGCCGAGCGACGCGAACAGCGCCTTCACCTGCTCGCCGCTGCCTGCGGCGATGTTGCTCATCATCTGGTGCGAGGCTTCGAGGAAGCCGATCAGCGGCCCCTGGAACTCGGGGCTGTTGACCACATCGGCAATCTCGTGGAGCCGGGCGGCGAGGGAAGCGAGCGAGGAGGAACCCGCCTGCTCGGCGGCGTTGGAGAGGCCGTCGAAGATCCCATACAGGCCGGTGATGACTTGCCCGAGCGAATGCAGGGAGGCAAGTCCCCGATCCACCCAGGCTGTCAATCGCCCATCGGCTTCGGCGCCGGCCAGCCACTCGGCGAACCGAGTCGAGATGTCGGTGACCCACTGGGCCATGCGCGGCAGGTAGCCCGCGCCGACCTCGCCGAGGATGCGGATGGTCTCCGCCCACGCCCCCGTCGCACCGGTCGCAATCAGGATCGCGGCGTTGAGGTCGGCGAACATGAGCGGCAAACTGCCGTCCAAGCTCGACGTAAGCGCGGTCGCGAAGGTCGCGAAGAACCCGCCGAGCGCGGCGCTCGTGGCCTCCAGTCCGGCCTGGAACTGGGGGAACAGGACGGCGAAGAACTCTCGGAACGGCGCGGTCGCTCGCTCCCAGAAGATCGCGGACATCGAGTCCTGCAGCGCGCGAAGGGCATCGCCGACTTCAGGGAGGACTCGGTTGAAGTCGGCCATGACCGCGACGGTCGCGCCGAGTCCGATGACGATCCCGGTCAGAATTCCCGGCAGCGTCAGAGCGACGGCCGCGATCCGGGATAGGTCGGCCGAGAGGGAGGCGAGGTTCGCGGTCGCGGCGGCGAGCCAGCCGACGAGGAAGGCGACGGCGAGCGCGACGCCGGAGATCGCGGGGATGGCCTTGTCGAGATTCTTGAGTGCGTTGCCGAGGTTGTCGATCCAGGTCCAGGCCAGGCGCGCCCCGGCGAGCGCCGCGAGGGTGTCGAGTGCGGCCTTGGTCTTGCTGTAGGCGGTGCGGTCGACGATCGGCGCGATCGGCGCTTCCCGTTCGCGGGTGAGCCAAGAGAGCCGGGCCGACACCGCGGCCCCGGAGCCGTTCAGCAGCTCGGGGATGATCGTGATGTTCCGCGGCTCGTTCGCGTTCTCCCAGTCGTTGAGCGCGCGTTCGGCTTCGGCCCTCTCGCGCTCCGGCAGGTTCAGGCCCACCAGGACCTCGCGTGCCTCGGTCGCGATGGCGCTGATCTCGGCCTTGACCTGGGCGGCGTCCGCGCCGTCGAGCTGCAGGCCCATGACAGCCTCGTTCACGAGGTCTTGCAGGGCCTGCAGCTCGGATTCGACCCGCAAGAGGTCGGCGTCGTTGACCCGGACATCGAGCACCGCCGGGTCCAGGGACCGGGCGATCTGCTCGATTTTGCGCTTGACGGCGGCGGCCGAAGTCGCGGTGACATCCACACTGAT